GTGTGTAGAGTACCGCCCGGCGATTTCGTATCACTCACCGCACAATGGTAATGATTGAGTAAAAGCCCTTGATGCCCTCTACAAGAAAAGTATAAACTTCGAGTGCAGGCACGTTCGAACCTCTGCTCGACGCCTGTCCCACGGTGGCACTCCTGGGCATGGTTCGAGGGTTCGAATGACTTCTGCCATGCTCAACACACACCACCACCTGCTCTGGTTCAAGAAGGAGGGTCTGATGCACTTAGAGGGGCCACTGGGGTTATACGCGATACTGCGGCGGAGGATGAAACGATACGTAGCGTTAGCGGTGTTGGGGTTGACGTGGTTATTGGGGCAGAGGGTATGGCAGAAGGTGGTGGAGTGGGCAGAACGGCATCGGTAGGGTACCCGCAAGAATGTGTGAGGTGCGGGCACAAGTGGAAGGCGAGGGCGGAGTTCCCGCAGAAATGCACTGGGTGCGGCAGCATATACTTTGACACCGAGGTACATATCGCGGTCCAGGGCGAGAGGAAAGCGAGAACGTCACGCCCAAGCGACGCAAGGCGCCGATGGCGTCGCAAGAATCCCTACCCATTCTAGAAATCGGTGGGAGCAAGACCCATGACGGCCTCTGAGCTGTGGTTGTATGGACGGCTACAAGCCGCGAAGAGGGCTTACTGAGACATGACGGTTAGAGCGAAGGGTGGCAAATTCGAACTCATCTCCAAGACGGGCAAGGTGTTGGGGGCGCACCCAACGCGGGCTAAGGCGCAGGCCCAAGAATCGGCTATCAACATATCCAAGGCTCGCCAATCTGGGCGCCGCATCCCGAAGAAGAAATGACCACCGCTGTTAGCACGGTCCCCGAAGCTGCCGCCATTCTCTACAAGCGGTTGGGCTTTGAACCGACTGGGCCGGAGCAAGAAGCCGTGCTGGCTTGTCGCAAGCGGTTCTTCGGCTTGAGCGGCGGTGAGGGCGCAGGCAAGTCTGTTATTGCGTCCAAAGTATGGTTGGGACGCTGGCCGGATGATATGGCCTCTAACCCTGGTGTGGGGGATGGGAAAGGGCCTCCGTTAATATATTGGCTTGTCGGCGAAGATTATTCCCAAGTGACTGAGGAGTACAATTTTATATATCAGGACTTGGTTGATCTCGGCCTACCAATTGAAAAGAACTCCACAATGCGGGTAGACCCTGGGCATATTGAGTTAAGGCTCCCAGACGAACGCCAAGCGCGGTTCCGGCTGGAGACCAAAAGCGCGAGCGACCCAACAAAGCTCACTCGGCAGCGACCCCACGGGGTTATTCATTGTGAGCCGGGGCAGAGCCATGTGGCGGTTTACGAAAGGCTGAATGGGCGCATAGCGGGGGTGCGCGGTTGGTTGGGTCTCATCGGCACTCTCGAATCCTATGGGTCAAGCTCTGGTTCGATTGGGTGGTACCCGCAACTCCTCCAAGCATGGTCTGGGGGGTATGGTGAATGCCAGAGCTTTGCACTCCCTTCGTGGACCAACACTTATTACTACCCTGGTGGCCGTCAAGACCCGGAAATCCTGCGGTTGGAGCGTGATAGCACCGACACGTACTTCATGGAGCGTATTGCGGGGCAGGTCGTGCCCCCGAAGGGGCTCGTCATCCCGGAGTTCCGGGCCGACCTGCATGTGCAAGACGTAGTTTACGACCCCAACTATCCGGTACATCTTTGGGAAGACCCTGGTTACGGCTCTCATAGCGCCCACGCGCTGGTCGTCGTTCAGCATATAGATCGCCAACTGAGGGTTGTGGACGAAATCTATGAAAGGAGCCTCACCACCCAAGACATAATCAGGATTGCTCAAAGCCGCCCGTGGTGGAAAGGCGAAAAGCGCCTTGTTGGTGACCCGCATTATGTCGATCAGCACCACTCTACTCACTCGGTCTCCGATATTTGGAGAATCGAGGCCGGTTTGGAGGTCCAGGGGGAGCGGGTTCGTCAAGGACCGGGCCGGGAACGGCTCCGAACCTATTTCAAGCCTGACCCGTTGACTGGCAGGCCTGGAATCGTGATCTCGCCCAGTATCAAGGGGCTTCTGAGCGAACTCGGCGCTGCATTGGACCCTTTCGATAACCGTTCCTTCCATCCGTGGAAGTGGAAGGAGGATCGGACAGGTACGATAGTTGGCGTCGAGCCACTGGACGAGTATAATCACAGTTGTAAAGCCCTAATCTATGGGATTGTATACAACTTTGGTTATGCCCATAGTGACGAAAGGCGGGTAGCGCGGGTACTCCGCAGGAATGGGGTGGCGCAGGACAAATATGATACACAAGACGGGCGCTTCCCGAGGTAATGATGCCACGACCTGACGACATTATCGAGATGATCGACCGGCGGGAGACGAACCGCTCTGCCCTCCAGCGCCGGATGGACCAGGACTTTGACCGTTATAACCTGGAACCCTACCAGGGAGAGCGGGACGAAAACGGCAAGCCCATCTTGGATGGGTACAAGAAATTCACCTCGAACGACCCGTGCACTTCCATGAACCTGGCCCTCCACTTACTCTCCACAGCGCCAGTACTAATCCGCGTCCGGAAGCCCAAGGCGCAGAAGAAACAGCGAGAAACAGACAACGATAAAGAGTTGTTTGCCTTGGGTATTTGGCAGGCTGCTGACCTCCGGCGGGCGGATTTAATGGCCCCATCCCTTCAGGATGCGTTGGGCGCGATGGCTCTCATCAGAGGCCGGACCGCCCAGCGAGTCCTATTAGTAAAGGAAGACATCGACGAGCGGCCCCCGGAACTAGAGCAAGCTGCCGAAAGCATCCGATTGCTGCCCATTCCGCCAGAGGACCGGGCAAAGATGGAAGAGGCTGTCCGGTCACTGGCCCCCAAAACTCGGACGTTTGTTGACATCCAAGACTGGGACCCGAGGAACACCTACTGGGCGATGGGGAAACACGGCCTCAAGTGGGCGTGTAACAAGTCGTGGAAGACCGCCGAAGACATCGAGGCCGAGTGGGGCGTGAAGCTAGAGGCCGAAGGTGTTGAGGACATTACGCGCGTCTTTGCCGTCTACGATTACTTGGATGAAGAGCATAACCAGGTGTTGGTCGACGAGGGGCAAGATGACCATGTGCTGAAACAAGAGACTCCTCACGGCATGGGGCGAGTCCCGGTGGATATTCGGCTTGTCGGAGGGCTCCCGCTTTTCCAGGCGAATGGCGCTGAGGGGGGAGGGCGCGATTATGAGGTGCATTATGGTGAAAGTTTCTACCAGGCGGACCGGGAGATGTTCGACCAGCAGAACTTTATTCTCTCGATCTTGGCAGAACTAAGCAAGCGGTCTATTGCCCAGGGCCTCTTGGTCTACTCACAAGATGGGAAAATGACTCTAGAGAGCGATCCTCGGGAGACAGGGGCCGAGACATCACTCAAAACCGGGCAGGAAGACATCAAGGCTTTGCCCCCCATGGAGATGGTTGCATCATCTGCTACTTTCATGGGAGTAGTGAGCCAGATGGTGCAACGCGGCACCTTCCCCTCATCTGTCTATGGTGAACTGGCTTTCCAATTGTCGGGCTTTGCTGTAAAGTTGCTTCAGCAGGGCCAGGCAGCGCCGATTGGGCCAAGTGCTAAGACAGTCGCTACAGCTATGCGTGGTATCTTGAATATCTTGGCGGATGCTTACGTCACGGGCAACTTCGATACCATGACGCTGAGTGGCCGGATGCAGGATGTCGAGAGGACCGACTTCGAGCAAGAGTTCGCGCCCGAGATGGTCAAAGTGGGCGGTCTAATTGAAGTTGAACTTGTGCCGCAATTGCCGCAAGATGACCAAGCGAAGGCTGTATTGGCTCAGACACTCGCGTCTGGCCCCGTCCCGCTTGTTGACCATCGGTTTATTCGGGAGCACATCTTGCAACTTCAGGACGTGGGGGCGGTTGAGCGGGCGGTTCAGGAGCAGTTGGCGGCAACGGGTAGCCCCGCCGCTCTCGCGTTCTCCAATATGCTGGCCGCTGCCGAGTCGGGGGATAACGAGTTGGCTCAGATTTGGTTCGTCGAGTTCCAAATCCAGATGACACAGCGATTGCTTGCTATGCAGCAAGGCAAAGCGGCAACTGCCGCCCCATCTAGTAATGGTAATCGCCCTGGCATATCTGCCAGTGACGTACCCGGCCCGATTCAAGGCATCCCGACACCTGAGCCGACGCCGCAGGCGGGCCCGCTAGTACCTCCAGGAACGCCGCGTAATAGGAGATAGACATGACAATACACGAGATTCTCGCAGCACTCGAAGCGCTCACGATTACCCCCGAAGAGGCGGCTCGGCAGATCGCCGGGCTTATCCGGAGTGGCCCACAAGGAGACGATTTTACTCCTGAACGGGCGTATGCACACGCCAAGGAAATTGTAGCCGATAAGCAACGAGCCATTGATCTGAGTGCTAGCTTAGCTGAAGTTGGGTTACCTGAAGGCACTATCTCCGGTGAGGCTTTTTCGCCTTTTGGTGCGGACGCTCGGGAGCGATTGACAGCCTTTGAGGGTTTACAGGGGCAACGATTCCCGGAGGGCATTCCGGGAGTAGCTTCGAGGGCGCTGAATCGGCAGTTCAACGTTCTCTCGCCCACCTTTGAAGCATTACGTGGCTTGGGTCAACTCCCGGCCACTACGCGATTCCCGCAATTTCTTGAGCAGACGTTGGGTCAGACAGGGATTGATCCGAGGGCTGTCTTAGGGCAAGTTGCTGGACTATTCGGCGCCGAGCTTGATCCTACGTCAAAGCAGGGGTTACTCAGGGAATCGCTTATCCACCAACCTGAAGGACAGTTTCAACTAGCTAGGGCGGCTGCCAGCCAGGGTCTTCCGGAGTTTTTGTCTCCGGCTCTGGAGCGAGTGCTCCGTCGGCAATTTGGCAAATTCCAGTTAGAACGCCCCACAGGTCCACAGGGCCTTGTGGACCCCTTGTCCGAGGAGTTCTTGCCGTACTACGCTAGGACCCAGGGACGGCCGCCTGTGGAAAAGCCGTGGTACGAAACGGGCAACTTCGTCCGATGACCCTATTTGGTGGCATCGGCGGCGAAGAGGAATATGCGCGTCTAGTTGCGGATATTAGAGACCGGCTTGCGCGCGGAGAATTCCAGAGTAGGGGAGAGCTTGAACTAACATTGATGAGTGCGGCTGGTGCCGCGTTTGGGACCACCGTTGGGAATGAGAGCCGCGTAGCGAATACGCTAACTGCATTGGAACCCGAACTTGCGGTGGCCTTCGCTCCTGCGGGACCAACTGAGTCGCTACCTACTACAGCGGTGGCGGCCGCTGCTCCTACGATCTTCACTGACGCACGGGCGCTGCGCCAAGCGCAAGACCTGGCGGACCTTCAACGGAGGGTGCGGAGGCAGGAGGAAGCGGAGGCTCGTGCTCGGGAGGTAGCCGCGCTTGCTGAGCAACAGCGACTGGCACAGGAAGCTGCCGCTCCCGTTGCTCCCGTTGCTCCCACCCCACAGCCTGATTTGCGGGTTGCTCAGAACGAACCCACTGGCTTTGATTTTACTGCTGGGCAACTTGGCCCGTTCACTTTCGACCCGGCTGCCCGGCAGAGTCTCTTCGCTGACGAACCGGCTTTTGCATTTGAGACGGCGCTCACGGAAGCCGGTCTACCCCGGAGGGCTACAGAGACGTTGCGGCGTCGGACATCGGACTTTTTGGGCCAGTTTCAAGGTGCTTTGGGCCAACAGATTGCTGCGACAGGGCAACCCAACCTAAATCCGCTTGACTTCTTCCGTGACCTTAATCTTGGTCAGGCCTTTGGCCGATTGGCCCCAAGAGAGCGGGGTGAGACGCCTAGCAAGTTCAACCCTAGAACAAGAGCACTCTTCTTCTAAATGCCGACGCCCAAGACAGCAGAAGAGTGGCACCGCGAGGCATTGCGCCTTTTCGATGAGGCCACCAAGCCAAAAGAAGAACCTCAAGCGGTGCCTGTTACTAACGGTCGTGTGCCGCAGGCCCCTGTTCAACCTACTCCTCTGACTCCTGCCGTCTTAGAAGCTGGCGTCCTGCCATTTGTGGGCCGTATCCAAGAAGAACGGAGAGAGCCTGTCCGTCAGCCGCTGGAAACGGTAGGCCGTGGCGCACAGAAGTTTGTGTTTGAGCCTTTGGTGGCGACATCGGAGGCTCTTGCTCAATTCACTGAGTCCGGTATAGTCCCAGGTGCTCCTCCAATCCCGGGCCGAGCGGGTATTGACCCCGAATCAGCCCTTGGGCAACTCTTTACTGGACGGATCAAGCCTACTGAGGCGGGCAAGCGGCTGTTGGAAGAGCACGGCCAACGCCCGTTGGCCGAACAGATCGGTATTGAACTCGTGTTTGACCCACTCAACGCAGTCCCCGGTGTGGGCTTTACTAAGTTGCTACGGGCGGCGAACCGCCCACTACGACCCATCCTTGGAGGTAGACCATTCCATGGGTTCCTCCGTCACGCCCGCCCCCCCGCCGCCGTTCGCCCTCTTCAGTATCCATCTTCCAAACTGGCCCTACCGCCGGGGATAGGGCGCACGGTACCC